AGGATTATCAAGTAACTTAGCCTCAGGAAGATTAATTTCCCTGGTACCGTCTTTATCAGGGAAAATGGTTTGATACTTGCCATCGCGCTCAGCAATGTCTTTCGCGCAATCAATCATTAGGTGCGAGACATCAATATAAAAATCGTCATACCTTCGAACCAATGAAGCGAATCTATCGGTTTGAATATCATCATATTCTCTTAAGGCCTCGCCTGAATTAAGACCGGAGGGTTTTTGACCTTGTGAACTTAACTGCGAAATTCCAGATTGCTGATAGGCATAATCAATCAACCTTTGCAATTGCTGATAAATCTCAGGGGCAATACATTCAGCCACTGAGAAAATAGGCGGTGTGCCCGTATACTTACAAATCATACCAATTTGATTATTGAATGAGCCTTCAGCCACCTTAGAGCCAGATTCTAGAAACACTCTAGGAACACCCATTAAATTTATAGATTTTGAAATGGTCATGAGGAGCTTATTAATTTCACGCTGAGTGCCCATGAGTTGATCAGCGAGCGATTGCCCCCAAAACCCTATATTGCCCGGCGCATAATGAAGGAATGCAAACGGAAACCTCGGCTTTTCATACACATCATCGGTCAGCACCCCAGCTGTACATACAATCGCATGAAGTCCATCTTTAGCACCCTTACCACTCGGTAAATGCCAGCCCTCACCCACCATGACTTGATCTGAAATAGATTGAGTCGACTCACCCGTACTTTCAGGGAATGCCTCAGTTGCATTTCGAACCATAGCTCCCTTATCAGGGAACATTTCTTCTAAAACACTTCTATCAATGAGCTTTAATCTAAAAAGCTGGGTGGGAAACCCATACCTCGCATCGTTAGGGTCCACATAAAGTTCAGTTTGTAAAAGTCGATCAAGTGCCACTCGCTTTGAGGTGGGATCTTCATAGACTTGTACACAACCTGTTTTTAATACAGCCGCATCGGTTAAAAGCTGAGCCCCGACACGATAAGTTTTCGTTTGATAAAACTCCCCCATGATGAATTGATTAAGCTGCTTCGCTAAGGACCTCATCTTATGATCCCCATTATCCGTAAGGAAAATAGGCCGGGGCTTTTGTTGAGTGACCCTTGAGACCAATGTGTCCACACAGCTTTGAACAACATTCATAGTAGGTCGATCCACTGGCAGTTGCACACCCATGTTCATGCGTGAGTAATTTTGCCCAATCACCCCTGAAAGCGGCATATTGCCATAAAGTAATGAATTCCTTGAGGCTTGGGTGATTCGATATTGCTGGTTTTGTTTTAAATAATTAATGGTGCCTAAGAGCTGATCAGCCAGATCTTGTTTAGATTGAGCCTTCCACCATTTGCGCTTGATAGGATCGAACTTTTGAGGTGTTCGCTGTTTGGTTTTAATAACTGTTTCAGCTTTGTCAGGTCTGATTTTCATCCTTGAGCCTCTAAGTTGGTGGACCAAAAGAGTTCTTTGTCGGCTTCAACGACAGGGTCTATCTTCGATTTTTCGAATTCCTTTTCTTTAAGACGCTTTTTGTAGGCTGATTCAGGAGCTTCGGCATCCAGTTCAAACTCAAATTGAGCATTTTTGAACTTTTTGATGCCTTTTTTTCGACAAATATCGGCTAATTTCTCAAAATCGGTGAATCGTGAATCATCCATCACCGTTGGAAGATTGGTTAAGCGTTTTGGTGAGCTTGTTTAATAGCGCCTAGGATTTTTGAAAGCAGGCGACTTTTTTTAGGTTTACCCATTTCATTGGATTCATCTTCGCTCATACCCATAGGGTTATCTATTTCGTTATGAACTTCTAAATCTTCAGGGGCATTTTCCATATCAAAATCATCTTCATGACCTTCAAGATCAAGGTCTCGCCCCTCATCATCAAGATCAGCGCCAATTTCTTCAATTTCGCCACCTTCAGCCATATGTGAAGCTTCGAGTTTCGGATTATGCATTTCACCACCATGCATATAGCACTCGCCAATGGGACCGCCATGCTCACACATTTGTTGAGCTTCGAGTTCTTCTTTTTGCATGGGTTCTTTAATCATTCCCCCATGGGCTTTTTTATTGCGTCGTTTTACGGCATACGCAATCGCTAATGATTGGGCTTGAGGTTTGCCTGCATGCATTTCAGCTGAGACATTATGACCGAACGCTTTTTGAGATTTGCCTTGCATGAGTGGCATAAAATTACTCCTCGTCAGAGGCCTCTTCATGAGGTTCTGATTCTAAGATTTGAAACGCTGATTTAAAGGCTTTCGCCATAGCGACATAGTTTTTAGATTCTTCGGCATGACAGAAATCTTCCATTGCCGAAGCTAGCGCCTCATGATCATTGCTTTCTTTTATAGAGCCATCGGGCTTTCGTTGAGCAATGATGAGGGAGCTAATTTGACCTTTTTTCTTCCAGGGCAACATCTATACAGTTGTCCCTTTGGTTAATCCCATTGAAACTCAGTATCCATTTGTAGGACTTCTTGCTGTCTTTGAGCGTTTTCACGGGCTCTTTCAAACATGCTATCCTCTTCAGCTTTGCCCCACTCATAAGTACCATGTTTTGGTTTTTCAACCGGCGGGGCCCATAAATAAGCAGGACTTTCGCGGAAGGCATAAAGGGCCGCATCGATCACATCCGAATGGTAAGTATCTTTAACCCTGATTTTATCGGGTGTGGTTTTGTCTCGATCAATTTCTAAAAGATAGGAGTCTTGAGCGAACCGAGAAGTCTTCTTGGCTTTAAAGTGACCACGTCTTAGGGCATCGTTAAGCAATGCCACATTCTCCATTTTACGGACTTTATCTGCTGGGAGTAACAGGATTTGATGGCGCCGACGGATTTCTTCTGCGATCTTTTTGCCGAGACCACCTTCATCTATCACCATTTTTGTTATCGGATAAATCTTTCCAAGACCTTGAATGGCAGCAACTAGGGCAGTTATATCTTCTTTCTCAATTACTTTCTCCTCAACAAGATACGTCTCAGGCCTATTATCACATGAACCGAGCACTACAAGCGCATCGGCATCAACGAATCCAACGTCGATCCCCATGATGTAATTCCAGTTGCCTTGAGGCAAAGTTTCATAATGATTTTTAGCAGGATCATACCGAAGCAGGAGGGATTCAGAATCTAAGATCCATCGGCCAAACCACTCTCGCTGTATGGTGGGGTCATTGGTGGAGACTCCTCTTCGTTTAAGTTCTCGATCGAGCAACTGTTGGTGAGGCATTCCAGATTTTTGAGCAATGAATGGATTATCCCAAAATGTCCATTGGTGATGAGACCAAGCATCAGAAGCAACAGCACAATTATAAAAATATCCCGCAGGAACTGGGCCAGGAGTTCCAATAAGACAAAGCGAGCCCGCATGATCCATAAGCGCTGGACCAAGTACATCATCAATAAGAGAACCAATATGGTCTCTAAAACTTTGAGATTCATCGATATACACCTTTTTTAATGGTAGCCCCCTAAACTTATCAATTTCAGATTTATCAGATGCCCCTGAAAGATAAATAATAGATTTGTCTGGAAATTTTAACGAGAGTTCTGTGTTATCGGGCTTACCCTTAAGATCATAGACATCATTTATTTTAAGGAGCTCCGGCCAAATGATTTTCTTAGCGTTGTTTCTTGAAAGCGTAATATAAAGCTGAATTGTTTCAGAATTATCAATCGCACTCGCTATTAAATCGCCAGCACATGCCACAGTTTTACCTGAGCGCCTTGAACACACGGCTGTTTTAAAAGGGGCGGGGTCTTTTACAAATGAAAGCTGTTTATCAAAAAGAAATGTTTCAAGACTGAATTTCTGGTGTTCCAGCCGATAAAGTTTTTCTTCCCTCAGCAGTCGCAATTCGTCGGACAAGTTCTTCATCATCTAACTCCTGATAGGGGCGCATTTGAATTTCGATATTTTCTTTGGGCTTACCCACAAGTCGATCTGTTATGTAGCTGAGCTTTACAGGATCCCCCGTACTAATTGATTTTGCGAGCACTGAAGCCACAGCAAGTTCTAATGAGGTAGTTGTGGGATCATTAATTTTTAATTGAAGTTCTGATTTTGTTTTATAAATCAGATCATTAAGTATTTTATGGAATTCAAATTGATTGAGTGATTTCAGTTCTTTGAGTTCTGGTCGCAATGGATGCCTACCCGGGCCGCCCAAGTTGCCATTTTTAAATTGTGAATCTTCTCTAGCCACCGTTTTTTGACCGTATTATTTTCTGCAAATGAGCTTTAATCGTGGGCATGGAAAATCCCATCAGCTTTGATATTTTTATCATGGAAAATCCATATTCATGTAAATTTCTTAAAATAATTTGATGTGTTTCCAAAAATTTAGCATTTGCATTTTGAAAACCAGATTTCGCATATTTCACACCTAAAACATCTCTCGCATGATGGATGTTTTCTTGGGGAGTTGCCCACTCTAAATTTTCAATTCGATTATCATGACGAATCCCATTTTTATGGTTAATAAAAGGCTTGGATAATGGATTTGGAATATAACAATCACTCACTAATCTATGCGCTAAATAACTACTGCGCCCCACAGCTAATTGCATATAGCCATGCTTTGTTTTCCAAAGCTTTCTTTGTTTGCCGGTTTTAAGACTATAAATTTTACCATCTCTATTACAAGCTATAGAAAATTTAGGATGTTTCTTGGCTGTATATGGAATCTGCGGCTTGAAATCCACATTGCGGGCATTTTGAAAATCTTTTTTGTTTAAAATCCGCTGGTTCAATTTCAAAGTTTTTTATTCCAAGCAAATCAATATCGATTGGCCCAATATCAGGAACAATCAGGTTAATGGCAGATAAATCTAATTCTGCCCAAAGAGCTATTGAATTGTCACTGATTAAATCTAGCGTCTCTTGCTCTTCGCTTTCGTAGTCTTGGAAATTAACCGGCGCTTGTTTTTCACCCAATATTTCCAAAGCAAGGATAAGACCATGACCCGAGGTAACAAATCCGGATAACTTTGATATTCGCACAGGGCGTCTAATCCCTTGGAACGCAAGAATTTTACAAAACCTTTCGAGCTGAACTTGTGAATGACGGTTTGGGTTTTTCGGGTGCGGTTTGAGCTCTTCGATTTTGATAAGTTTGTCATACGCACAATGTATTTTCATATAAATATTATGGTTTATAATAAGAGTTTAAATTCCGGTCTTGTGGAAATGTTTCTAGATGAGTGCTTCGCTCTGACGCTTCAATCATCAATGCTTCATATTGAATAATACAATCCTTCAAATACATAACAATCATTCGTTTCATATCAACTTGTTGAAATTTTGCTATTTGAATGAACTTTTCA